TCAGATCTCGTCGTCGTCTTCGCAGTCGAGGACTTCCGCGATGGTCTTGTTCTTGGTGAGGAAGAACGCAACCGCTGCGGCTGCCATTGTTGCCAGTCCGATTATCCCTGCGATAATTACGAGCTTCTTTGTCATGATAAAACCTCCTTAAAATCAGCGCTGATATCTTGCGGCAAGCTCCGAGATACCATTGTCGTTGGTAGGCTCGCCGATCGCGTTAAATTTCCATTCGCCGTTGTAAAGGTAGATCTCGCCGAAGATCATCGCGGTCTTTCCGTCGTAGTTCTCCGAGAGATTGTACCTGCACAGCTCAACGCCCTTTTCCGCGTCAACGAGGCGTATAAAGGCGTTCTTTATCATACCGAAATGCTGCTTGCGCTGCATAGCCTGGTAGATGTTCACAACGAATACTATCTTTGAATATGCGTTCCCAAGCTTCGGCAGTTCAACGAGTATCTGCTCGTCGTCGCCGTCGCCCGCGCCGGTCAGGTTGTCGCCCATGTGGTGGACTGCGCCGGTCTGGTGGGTGAGATTACCGAAATATACGACGTCCACAGGACCGTTCAGCTTGCCGGTCTGAGCGCTTATCAGCAGCGCGGAAGCGTCGCAGTCGATATCCTCGTGCTTTGAGAAAAGCGAGAACTTTCTGGGAGCCTCGTCCCAGCCAAGGCCTACTAGTATGGTCTTTAAGCCGGTGTTTCCTTTGGTAAGGTCGACCTTCTGACCCTTCTGAAGATTAACGGACATTATTTACCTCCACATCATAATATAATTATAATACGCCGATTACCGGCGGGAAATGTGCTACTTATAATATACCACATAATTCCTAAAAAATCAAGTACTTTTTGTTGGAGGCGGGGTGGACCACTAATTCTGTCACATGTCTGAAAACCGCATAACAGAGCCGATGTTAAGTTTGGTTGACAGACTTCAAACGGAAATTGGTAGACATTCAGCGCTGATTGTGGTATATTTATAGCACAAGGCATACAAAAACCAGGAGGTAATAATATGAAATTTTCAGAGAAACTGACAGAGCTGCGCCATTCAAGGGGTTGGTCGCAGGAGCAGCTCGGGGAGCGGCTCGGCGTGACGCGTCAGACCGTCTCCAAATGGGAGCTTGGCTCCACTACTCCGGAGCTTGAGAAGCTAGCTATGATGAGCGACATATTCGGAGTCAGCACCGACGAGCTTATAAAGGGGGAGCCGCAGGAGGCTTCCAGACCCTCCGAACCCTCCGAACCCGCTGAAGCGATACAGGATACTAAACTGCTGAGGTACCGGCTGCACTTTGAGTACAAAAGCAGGCGGACCGTCCGGGGGCTTCCGCTGGTACATATAAATTTTGGAGCCGGAAGGTACACTGCAAAGGGAATTTTCGCTCTGGGTAACAAGGCGGTGGGAGTTGTTGCCGGGGGATTCCTGTCTGTTGGGGTGGTTTCGTTCGGGCTGATTTCTGCGGGGCTTCTGGCGCTGGGGACTTTCTCGGTTGGGGTGCTTGCATTTGGAGCGCTCGCGGCGGGGGTTATCGCGTTCGGAGGGGCGTCTGCGGGCTGGCTTGCTTTCGGCGGCTCAGCATGCGGAATGTACGCGGTCGGGGGAGCGGCTGATGCTTCTCATATCTCGTGCGGGGGATATTCCACCAGCGCTCATGTGGCTATCGGAGATGTTGTGCGGGGCGCTGTTGAAGTGAGCGAGTCAGCCCCGGCGGCGGAGGTCAGGGAGCTAATCATGAAGGAACTCCCGGAGACCCCTGGGTTCATCGCGGATATGTTCTCCGGAATGGCTGAGATGATGAGCCACTAGGGTGGCGCTGATATTCGCGGAACTCCTGTGCCGCCACATTGTTGGTGACGGGATTTATCGCATGCCCTGATGGGGTCATCGGGTGAAAAGAATAAAGCAAATGGCTTAACAATGCAGTACGAACTGTGGTGTTAAGCCATTCTGACATATTGGTCGTTTGAAAGTAGTGACCTACTTTGATACAATTTACACACGGCACAGACCTTTTGTTAAAAGGTTTATCTATCGTTAATTAGTTTCAAGTTTGTCTGCAAACATTCTATTCGACAATTCTGATTTCCATCCATAAGGAACAACCTTATTGTTATCTTTCTTGGTATAATCTATCTCCCGTGTTATCGAATGTACCGCCTTAGCAAACCAACATCCTTGTTTATGCTTCTCGGTTGAATGCTCGTAAGAACTTTATTTTCCACTTCTGGTGTCCAATAAATTCTTAGTTTGCTCTGAGCCCTTGTTATAGCCGTGTAGAAAATATTATGTGTAATAAGCTCATCAACTTCGTCAGTAATGACAATTTTGACAGACCGAAACTCCAGTCCTTGTGCTTTGTGTATTGATACTGCATATGCCACTTGGAATGGAACAACAGCTCTTGAACTTCGTTCATCATCTTCATCTGTGCTTCTTGTTTTGTACACCTTAAAGCGTATTACAGAATTTCCGCGCTGCGAGTTTTCCAATAATTCAAAGTCTTGCATCAAGGCATCCATACCGTTTATGACTTTTGTGAGTTCTATATCAAACTGAATGTAGCCCGCAGCATCATCAGGATTTACAACTTCTATGCCGACAATTTTTCCCTTCATATTGTTGTAAATTACAGGTGAAAATCTGTCAGATTCATTAAATAAAATCGGGTCGCCGATTTTATACTGTTGGATCCCCCACTGAACCGCAACATTGGGATTGCTTTCTTGAAGAAAACGATTGATGTTGTTTATGCCGTACAGTCCATCATAATTCAGACATAAAATAATTTCATCGTCCTCTGCATTATCAAAAATGGACGCATCCAGCGTGATGGAATACTCCTGCCGGGCAATCAGTTCCAGAATGGTATCATCCATGTTTCTGACCCGCTCCCAGAGCAATTTCAGATTATTGTCATTGCTCCTATATGGAATTGTCAACTCAAACACAGAAGTTTCCGGAACAAATTTTCTCGCAACACTAAACCAATTGCCGAATCGTATCGAACTAATCTGATATGTATCTCCAACCAAAAGCAAAAGCTGAAAATTCGCTTTTACCAGAACTTTACGCATATCGTCGTTGCTTACAGTGCTAGATTCGTCAATAACTAACAGGTCGTAATCAGTCGGCACAGCTTCGCGCCATAAGAATTTTGAAATCGTCAGAAATGTGCAATTGGCTGCAGTAACCTTACGCTTCAAGTTATCGACGGCCGGATTTGTCTGGCATAGAAATAGTTTTCTCTTGTTAGCCAAGAAGTGAGCAACATGATTAATCAAAGTCGATTTCCCAGTACCAGCGGAGCCGTATATAAGAGCAACCTTTGAATTCTCATACATTTGCCTTAGAGCTGCCTTTTTCTCATCACAGTCCACACCAGAGTTTGTACTATCAAGCCAAGCATCCACAGAATTTGAATAATTCTGAATACCCGATGATGATAGGCACTTTAATTTGTTTATGATCCAACAAGTATCATCTTTGTAACCGTTAATGAAAATCTGCCCATTTTCTATGACCAGCTTGCTGTGATCCCAGTGACCAGGCCATAGTTTTTCATTATATTTCTTTGCCAGTTCTGTAACATTGCCAAAGCCCTCTATTTCACTGACGGTAGTGAACAACTGACCGTTAATTTCTGTATTATTTCGGGCATATCTAGCAAGCAATTCATGTTTTCTGCCTTCGGCTGGTATGCAACCAAATAAATCGCTTAGTCGGGGGTTGTGATCTATTGGAGAGCTGATGAACGGCATTGTATCAAACGGGATACACCCATTCCTTAAATAGAGTCCTGAGAGTTTATCGTTGGATTTTAACTGGTGTTGCGCCTTGATAACCTTATTGTTCATATGGTAGAGGAAGTACCTGAGCAAATTTTCGCCGGGGTTGTGACTTGCAATAACACTCCGACTCAATTCCAGCGCACGCACAAATATTGGATTCCGAACATCGGTACAAATAATATCCTTCACTTCGTTAAATGCAGAGTCTGGGAAGTTCATCAAATCTGTAAGGCTGAAACCGGTCTCTGTAAGATATCGAGTAATATTCTGCTGTTCTCTATAGCTGACCGTTCTTTGCTCGCCGCAAAGAATAGAAATGAAGTTTTTATATTCACAGTCGCGTATTGCGACTTCCCACCCAGTAATAATAAGTATAGGCATAGTCTTGCCGAGAATCTCAATGCTTTCATTTGCAAGTGAAAACCTTGCTGCATAATAATCTGTAATTCTAATTCTGGTAAAGGCAATTACCCTGTTGGATTTGCTAGCGTAATCATTTGCAGGTGTGAAGGTCACTTCATAATAAATATGATGATTTACAAAGAATGGTTTGATTTTCTGAATGTAATACTTGTCTGAATCTACAGCATTACGAATATCATATCTGCATATTTTTTGGGCTATCTTTTCGTAATACTCCTGCAGCGTCTCGTCTATATGGAGCGGGAAATCGTCAAGATTTGCAAGAACATCCATACCGAATCTGTCGTGAAGAAGATTTTTAATATCAAGCAAATTCTGATAATACTTTAGCATCAACCTTTCGGAATTTTCCTCATCAAGTGTGTAGTGGGATGCTACAATCTGAAGATAATCATGAAATTTATACAGCACCTTCAAATCACCACGAGTTTGAACAAACTTTATCGCCTCGCAAATGTTATCGTAAGTGTTGTTAATATCATTTCCATTAGCATAAAATTTCAGCATTATATGTTCCAGAAAATTCCGGAGTTGCGAAAGAATATCCTGTGCCACAGCACCGCGAGGAGAAAAATCTGCGCTCGCAATATGACGGCAGATTACACTATCAATTGTTCTGATTTTATCGTCAATGTTCGGCATATTTTTTCCTTCCTTGTTATTCTTGCCCTCCGCTACCGATAGGGGGGAACACCATGTGCTATCAGCATTTCATTAACAGCATATATGGAGTTTGTATATTGTCTTCTGTTTTCTTCGGATTCAGTTTGAAATCTATTCTTCTGTTTCTGTTAGAGAGCCTTAGGTCGACAGAGACCAAACACCATCAGCCGAGTTATTAATTTACTATTCGGTACCGGTCATCACTGGCAAACCTTTTGCCACTAACATATCGTTACATTCACGAATAGAGTGGGTATAGTAATGATTGAGAAAAAAATAGTAGAGTATGTGCGCTTTATTTTGTGCTAAACGCAAAGTAAAGCCCGATTTGTCAATTAAAGCATTGCTCAATTCCGGCGGCAAATGCATACCAATGCAAATTGCAACAACGCTATCAATATTCTTAGGGTAAGTTAAATCATTACGCATACGCTGAACCATTTTCGCGGATATTAAGGCATTTTCTGCCAGTGATTCAACTGAAATCTCAGACCAATCCATAAGATATATGAGCGCATCTCCAAATGTTGCTGGCAAATTCTGTAACACGCGTTGAATCTCAGTTTCACGAGCAAGAATAGTGTCAGCTTTTTCCATGACATCAGCACTGGCCTCTTTGGCAAAGGTTGTCTGAAACATAATGCCCGAATCAACATCTCGGCAAAGAACACATTCCTTGTAAAACTCCTCACCGTATTCATTTGTTGCCTTGACCTTCAATGAAAAAACAAGACAGCATTCATCTATATGTAAGCGTCCATATTCGGTCATTTGTACGGTGCCGTGCTTATCTCTAGTGATATATTTTGGGTCGTTTAAGCACATATGGGAATCAACATATATGTAAGTTCCCTTTTGAGATTGCTTCGAAAAGCGTAAATCGCTGAAACTAATGAGTAGAGCATCGTTCGCACTAATACAGTATGTCTGGTCTTTTTGTAAACTACCTTTTTTGAAAGCGTGCGGTTTAACATATCTGCCGTCAATATATGTGAAAGCACCAATTGCTTCTTCATATCCAGCATCCACCATACGCATTTTTGCTGCTTGGCGTGAAACGACAAAATACGAAGCAAGAGCATCAATGACTCTCTCCATCACATCAACAACGTGGGGTGAATTCATTTCTCGTTGAAATGTTCGAATATACTCCGCTGCCTTTATTTTAAATGAATCAAGCGGCATTTGGATACGGGGTGCCAATGAGTTCGCTTGCCATTCCATCCAGTCAGCAGCAGAACGATTGGATGAACCCTTTGAACCACCGACAACCAAGCATTTTATTAGCGCCGCCTCTTGATTATATAGGCGCTCAAGTTCAAAGGCCTTTCTGTGCTGATCCCAGTGAATGCATTCATGTACGATGGTATTGTTAACAGAACCCAGATTTCGTAAGAAAAATGCCCTGGGATCGACTGCAATTGTCTTTGCTGGAAAATGAATAGTCTCCATTTCACCAGTGTTGGAGTTGTACACTTCAGTATCACAATCAGAAAAGAAGATTTGACCAAAAACTGAAAAATCCTTTGTCAGTTCATGAATTATTACCGTAAGACCTAACCTATCAGCAAGAATTTTAGGGTCAACGGCAATAGGGGCCTGCAAAGCCTCTGGGTAGTGTCTTCTTAAAAAGTCTGTGGCGATTTTCTCAAGGTCGATTTTATAGCTGATGGGGACAAGAGAATCGGACAAGGGCTTATTATGCTTGTTCTTTTGAGTGTACTGGTCGACACTTTGAATATATAGGTCATCCAAATTTTTAGACAAATCTGCTGTGCAAGAAATGATAAACCACGGAAAGCAGGTGTCATCATCAACATCTCGATGGTGATGATGTTCTTTCACACAGACTTCTGCTTCTACAAGAATATCGAAAGCGATGCCCATCCCATCTCTGTCATCAATTCCCACAGATTTTATTTCAAAATCGGAGAGTTCTGCGTAATCGACACTGCTGACCGAACGGGAACGCAGTTCGATATTATGACGGTTTTGTATGACATATGACTTTATGGCATTGAAGAACTGATCATAAAATCTTCTGCCGATGTATTCTTTAAAAGAACGGTCAGCCACGAGAAATCCCTCCTTGCTTATTAACTATAGATTCAGTTCCCGTATATCCATCTTTGTGTTTTCAATGTAATGGCGGTACATTGTTTCTGCGGGCAATAACCGCACTTGAATATCCTGCAATCCCAGGTTACTTAACATAGCGAGAGATACAGTTCCTTTCTTGACTATTTCTGCAGAAGCTGTCGGCATAAGAAAGCAGTTATTCACGGTGCTGATCTGGTGCGCCACCACAAAAGGTTGATATGCCAACTGGTACAAATATTGCTTGGTGACGGATTCGATACCAGGCTGACCACGCAGTTTTTTGTTATGTTCCAATTGGATGTTGTAATACTTGGCATCGAAAATGATAAACTGGTAATTCCCATCGACATTAACAATTGAAACAAGGTCTGGAATAAGAGTGTCCTCGGCTTGCTTTGCATACGGTTCGCCGCTTGGCGCAATTCCACTCCACTGCGGTTTATCAATCAAATCAATAAGTTTCTTATGCCGCATATCATGGTATTGTTCTGCCAATGGCACGGGTAACTGCAGACCGCCAATGGGCTTCTGCAGCTGATTGTCCATTACCTCAGCGCAGACTTTCTCCCATACCAAGTTAAAGCTGTTCGTCCCAAACATACTGAAGCAGTCCAAATCGTCCAGTGTATTACTGTTCGCTATGTATGCATACAAGGTTTTTAACAGAAGCTGTTTTCGGGTGCTGAATTGGACATTGAGTTCCTTGATAATGCGATCCAAAATATATTCCTTGTCACCGAAGTCCTCAATCTGCTCGTCGGAAATGTCTACACCCATGATATCAAACAAATCCAACAAGTCCGCATCACGTAATTCTTCGGTGCAACGGGTGAGGATACATTCGTGCAGGCGCTTGAAGAAATCGAAATCATCATTTACGCGCTTCATGGTCAGCAATTCTGGGTAATACGGTCGGTTGTTGCTTAAGAGCGTGAATGTTTCGTTGATGGTTTTGTCCCAGAGAATATCGCCGGACCCATTGGATTCTATGATATTCTGTGTGTTGGTATATGCACCATACTCGAAATAATCCTGTAGGAGGAACAGCATAACAGCTAACATATTAAATGCGCTGCTGTCACTCGTATCGTTGTACATACGAATGATCTGCTCCTTGGAATTATATTTTTCCAGAACCTTCAGCACCAGTTTCAGTTCTGCTTTGGGTGCCGTGGCGTTGAGCAGATATTTCGGATAGCATTTCAGCACACGTCCCTCAATGGTAATAACACCAACAAAAGTGAACACATACAGATATTCGTTTTCGCCGACTTCAATATCGGCGATTTCTATGTCCTCATCTAACAGATCGGTAAGTTCCTTCTGTGCGTCATTTGCTTTTACGGCTTTCAGTACACCATATTCCTTCAGGCGCTTCAGAATGCGGACAGTCTTTTCCTCAGAGCAATGAAACTCTTTAACCAGGTCTCCCTGGGTATAGCGTTTTTTTTCTCGTAAAAATACAGAAATCATTCTCCATCATCCTCTGGGACATTATCAATAAACTGGTTGCTAATTGCTTCACAGAAGATATACACACCTTTATTGTCAAATTCTCTGCAAATCTGGGAGTAAAGGTTTTTGTTTTCATCTCTGCATCCTGCAAACAGTGACGGACGCTTTTGTTTCGCGGCATCATCAAATAAGTACATAAGAACCTTATTCTTGAATATGCGAGTAAATGAAACCGCATCAATTTCATTGCCCTCTGGCAGATTCTTCTTGGAAATGAAATACGGACCCATCAACTTATCCTCATTAACTTTGTAGGTAAGCAGTTCATTGTTGATAGCTTTGCGTAGTGCGTTCCATTCAACAACACGACGATAATCGCCTTGTCCGAGAATGACCTTTTTGCCGACGATTCCGGCTTCGCTGTCATCAATACCAAGGTAGGTAAAATCCCACCTGCGTTTGAAAGCAGTATCCATCGGAAATACACCCTGATCAGCACTGTTCATGGTAGCCCAGATAAACATATTGTCTGGGATGCGAATTTCGGAGTAATCGTTTGGGTTGCCGCCGAGTTCGCTTGCCAAATACTTTTTGATGTCCTCTGATGCCTGAATCGGATACTCGCTGGTATTATCGTTCCCGCGGTCTAACAACTGGAACACGTCGCCGAAGACAGCAGCTACATTTGCCCTGTTGATTTCTTCAATCATGAGCAGAAAAGGCTTGGGTGTATCTGTTCTGCTGTTTTTTAGAGCTTTTACATAGGTGCGCATAAACGGTCCAGGTACATAGGAATATGTTATAGTATCTCCGCAAGGTACCGGCTTATATGTGCCGACAAAATGGGCGTACGAATAATCTGGATGAAATGTCACTCGTTCGTACTCTCCGCCTTCAGCGAGCAGGGCATCCTTCTCGAGGTTCAGTGTGAAGCTTTTCCCTGTGCCGGGAGCACCAAAGAGAATGCGGTTTCGGGGATAATCGCTTAGATAGCCAGTGTTGTAACAGATATCCTGTGTGGGTTCGTTTTTGGTTGTGGTGGCTTCATCCGAATAATAATCCCAGAAAATCTTGTTGAACATTACATTGGATATACCACACTTATTTGCATAAAGGCGAATTTGGCCCATACAAACAAACGGGTATTTTTCCTTTTCTTCACCGATTGCACCCAACACAGTTCTCTGGGCATAATCACTATAGTTTGTAGCAAAAAGTTCAGGATAGAGCATCTGGTAATATTTTAGGAACCAGACTCTCTCAATATCACCTTCGGTCACCTCATGCAGGATTCTGTGAAGCCTTTTGTAATCTTCAAGAGTTGACAACGGGCCGTATTCTTTGATTGCATTGGCTCCCGCCACAAGATGGTTTCTTAATTCTGTTCCCACCTCAACAGCTTCTTCTTCGGTCAGCTGACGAGGTTTTTGGTGAGAACCTGTCATCCACGTGCCCTGGGTGGAATAGTACAGACCGTACTTGTATGCATTTCCTCCTTTGATGCTGCCGAAGATATCCTTGATCCTGGGACCAAATTCCAATACGTGGCACACATTTTCTGCGTTAGAAGAGTTAAGGAAAATCGTATTCAGCATCTCAATCCCAGACAGGGAAGCTAAATAATCTGGGGCAAACTTTGACTGAAAATCTGCCAAAAGCTGATTCGCTTCCTCGTCAAGCGTAGGATATTCTGCTGCCTTTTCACGGAACCATTCTGGCGAGAACATATTGCTCGTATTGTCACACTCAAGTAAAAACCGTTTGTAGAGATCTATACCCGCAGACAAGGAACCGTTACCACGGCTACGGTTAAATTCTTCGTATGTGTCATCAGATTTGATGGCAACAACAGCCTTTTCAAAATGCTCTGCGTCTGCAATTTCAAAAACAGAAGTGAAAGGAGCTATGGCATCTGTGAACTGAGTGGCAACTGCTTTCAGCGCACCAACATACTGGTTCTGGGTGCTTTCAGAATACAGTTCGCCGTTTGCCTTTGTGAGATGGGATAACCAGTCCCTAAAAACGCTCTCATTATCAGCCAAATTCTCAGTATTTTCGGTACCTTCACAATGTTTCCGCATCGCAATATCAAGCAATACAGGCACAGGATCAGTAATGCCAGAATAAACATCGGGGAATTGCTGTGCAAGCAACTCCATTAGAGTTTTTGTTGCTTCGGTACACTCCTCGTAATTAAAGGCGTGGAGACCTTGATAAACATCAGAGAAGAGTTTGATTACCTGTGTGATTTCTCCACTATAAATATCCGTATAATTGGATAAGGTGATGATATCCGCCATTCGCTTCTCAATATTTAATTTGAAATAACGCCCTGTGCGATCTATGGACTCCTTACTTACACCACCACCAAAAATGCAATCTTTGACAGTGAAAACAACTTCGTTTTCTGCGCCAGTACTCGTATTGCATTCAAGCCACATTGACTGAAGCCAGTAATTGTTCGTGCTTAATATGGATAATTGCAGGTTGTTCGGCGTTTTAACACCGCAGGTAGGTGGTAGCATCATAAATGATGATACAACTTTGCTTGGAGCTATACGGTCAGTCCCGATACCAAGTTTCATTGATGTCGAACCGTTACCTCGCGGCTTTATCTGATATTTTGCCTTGTCATCATTAATGATGACAGAAAGCTCCTCACCCGCTTTGGATTTAAAGATATATTTAAAAATCGCAATCTTTCCATTCAAAGTTTCTGGAGAAGTCAGCTGACCATTTTCGTCATAAAAACGGCCACCCAAGAAAGCCTGACCACCACCACTGTTTGCATTATAGGTGAAATGGAAATCAGCCTCATTCCCAGAATATGTAGCATAGTCAGTTATTTCGTTGAAATATGACATATATACACCTCTTTCATTCTATTCAGAATAGTACTGCTTAACACAATTTGCTACGTACTTGGCAAGAGCAGGTGGGACAGCATTTCCAATAGCAAGTTCCACATCAGTTTTTGCGCCAGGTAACTCGAATGTATCAGGAAAAGTTTGAATGTACCCACGTTCGCGTGTAGTTAAAGCACGAACACCGTCACATATGTCTGCCTTATCCGCATGGTGTCTCTTGTAATTCTCCGGGATGGGTCTGTTAATACCGCGAATTGTTGCTGCGGGTTCATCTACTGAAAATACAGCCCGCCGATTGTAACTTCTCGGATGCATATAGTAAAATTCCGTTTTCAAGGTGTCTCCAAGGTAGTCGCGCACTGTCATCTGCTTATTTGACAAGTTTGAAGTAAGCACTTCATCAAGAAAACCATCTTTTTCGCCAAGTTTTCCAATCAGGAAAAATCTTTGACGCTTTTGTGGCACACCACAGCGACTTGCATCCAAAACCCGTGTTGTAATGCCATACCCTGCGTCCGATAGCTTTTGCTTAAGTACTGTAACGGTTGAAAAGCGTTCAATATTATAGACATTTTCAAATACCACCCACATGGGCTTTACTGTACTTACGATTTCAGCAAACCTAATTGTAAGGTTTGCTCGTTTCCCCAATTCTCGTTTTCCCGCTATAGAATAGTCTTGGCACGGGGGACCTCCCATAATGAGATCGGGATGTAAATTAGATATTTGCTGTATAACATCATCTGTGCCCAAATCCTTTTTATAAATTGGATGAGAGAAGTTGCTTTCATAAATCGTTATCGCGGCATCCCAGTTGTCAAATGCTGCGACAACATCGAAGCCCGCGTTCTCGAAACCCAAAGACATACCTCCACAACCTGCAAACAAATCAATTACTCTCATCTTTTTCTCTACTTTCTTTTGACGTTATGTATTTCATAAGTGCTTCACCTACGTACTTCGCTAAATTGACTGGTACAGCGTTCCCAATCATGGAGTTAATATCAGATTTTCCACCTACAAATTGGAAATTTTCAGGGAATGTCTGTATATAGCTTCGTTCTTTCGGGGTTAGACAACGCACTTCTGCAATCGGAACAGGGTCATTGGGGTGCCCCTTATATCCTTTGGGAATTGGACGGTCAACTGCCCGGATAGTCATAGAGGGTTCATACACACTAAAAACACCACGACGATTGTAATTAGTTGGAACGCGGAAATAATAATCTATTCCGAGTGAATCGCCAAGATAGTCGTGTATGCTCATTGGCCTTTGTGCCAGATTACGCTTAAGTTCTTCGTCCAGGAAACCATCAGAAGCTCCAAGTGCGCCTACAACAAACATTCTTTTTCTCGTCTGTGGAACTCCACAGTATGCAGCATCCAGAACCATTTGCGTTAGTCCATAACCAGCTGCACGAAAATTTGCAATGGCGCTCTGGAAAGATTTCGTGTTGCGTATTGTCGCTACGTTTTCCATAACAAAGTACTTAGGACGTACGACACTGACAATTTGTGAATAGCAAATTGAGAGAATTGCCCTACCACGACTTTCGTCTTGGAAACCTGCAGTTGAAAAGTCCTGACACGGAGGTCCACCTATAATTAAATCGGGGGTGTATCCTGCTATTAATTCGGCAGAACCTTTTACATCCATTAGATCCTTTTCAATAATAGGGTGGTTAAAATTCTTTTCATAGACTTGAATTGCTGCTTTCCAGTTATCAATGCCCGCAACTATATTAAAGCCTGATTTCTCAAATCCAAGCGACATTCCTCCGCATCCGCAAAACAAGTCAACACACTTTATATTTACCGACATAATCCATATCCTTCCGTATGTATATTTGCGGAATTATTCCATTGCGCTCTTTCCGCTTTTTACCCATTCTTCCAGTTCAGAGCGTTTGAACTTCCACTGTTTGCCGATTTTGTGAGCGGGCACATTTTTATCCTTTATCCATTTACGCAAAGTAACAGGCTTGATGTTAAGAAACAACGCTGCATCTTCAATACTGATATAGTTCTCATTAATTAAATTAGTCATATTTGCACACCCCGTCTTCGTATGTTTGCGTAGTTTTGCATTTATATTATAGCAGATATTTGTGTCTTTTTCAAGCCGTTTGGATATCTTTTTTTGCTTTTTTCGCTATTTTGTGATATTTGCGATATTTAGTGATGTGCTTCAAGTCGCTTTTATCCTACTTCATACACCGTCCAATAAAATGGACACAAGCTTGTGTCACAAAAATTTCAAAACATTTTTCCTCTTGGCGGACACGGTGTGTCCGGCAAAATGAGTTGATTATACCACTCATAGTTGTCTTGTACCCTCTCCGATGAGCCATAACGCTCGTTTTGAGAGGGCTTTTTGTGTTCCCTCCCCCAAAAAAGCGGACATTTTGTGTCCGTGTCAAATGCTGTTTCACCTTGTATAATTAAGTTACAGTCGGTTGTGAAAACCATCGGCTGCTCACCGTCAAGCACCGCACTGGCTGATCTCCGGTGGCTCAACGATGCTTGATGACACAAGTAAATATAATCAGCTGACTTTTGAGCGGAAAGCTGCAGACCGGAACGGAGAAAGCTCCGTGGGGACTGTGGTAGGATTTCTATGCCCATTTACAGCTGACCATTTGAGTTTCCTTCGTTCCAAGCAAATCGAACGGAGGAAATTTTCATGTCAAACGAAGCAAAGAAGTACTTTATCCCTGTCAATGGAGAACTCGTCGAAGTTAGCGAGGAACTTTATCGAGCGTATTATCGTCCCATCTGGAACACCAGATACCACGCCCAGAAGAACGGCGAGTGCTGCTGCACCAAGGCTCAGTTGTGGAAATGTGACGGTGTGTGCCCTGGCTGCCCGTTCTATACTTCCGGCAAAAAGGTTTCCCTCGAAACCGTTATTGGTGGCGAAGATGACAATCTCACACTTGGCGATACTCTGACAGACAATTCGCCGACCATCGAATCAATCATTATTCAGAAGGAACTGCTCGAAACTTTGTACGAGGAACTCGACCGTCTTGACCCGGAAGGCAAACGCATCTGCGAGCTTATGATGTACCACTCCGAGCGTGAGTCCGCCGAAATTATGGGTATGGCGCGCTCTACTTTCAAGCGGCACTGGGCAAAGATTCGTGAAAAATTACAGGACAAGCTCAAGGATTACTATCTCTAACAATTGCATTTTTCTCTCCGGCTACAGTTATGCAGCCGGAGAAAATATTCTTTCGAACTGTGGACCACTTCGGTGTTCTTCCTCCAGTGGGTATTGAGGACAGCAAAACAACATATCACCTCGGAAAGGAGGAACCTCAATGAACGAGTCCAAAATCAACAAATCTGGAACTGACGAGGAGCTTATAGGCGTGCTTACAGCAATCAGCGTAGTGTCAAAGCGTCTGGCAAGAAACTTGATTCAGCTTGAACAGCAGAGAGAATCTATGAGAGGAGAGAAACAACATGGGCAGGACAAGCGAGATACAGCAGATTATCACAGACCTGCGGGATACTGCGTCATCATTAAGTGACATTGCAAGCAGGCTTTACGAGTTCTTTTCCTCAGATGAAGCACAGGAGCAGACAGCCGTTTCGGTAGCAGAGCCGCAGAAACAGCTTAAGAAGCAGCTCACTCTCGAGGAAGTCAGAGCCGTGTGTGCCGAGAAATCTCGCGCGGGCTTCACAGCAGAGGTTAAGGCAATCATCATCAAGCACGGTGCGGACAAGCTGTCGGCGGTAAAACCCGAAAATTATGCGGCAGTTCTCGCAGAAGTGGAGGTGCTTGGAAATGCCGAATAACCACGCAATTCTCTCGGCATCATCAAGTCACCGCTGGCTTGAATGTCCACTCTCGGCGAAGCTCTGCTCCGAACAGCCGGATACCGCAAGCGAGTATGCGCAGGAAGGCACGGACGCTCACGCCCTATGCGAACACAAGCTAAAAGCCCTGCTCGGCATGGAAACCACCGACCCCACAGAAAACCTAACCTACTACAACGAGGAGATGGAACGTTGCGCCAATGAATATGCCGTGTACGTTTCCGAACAGGTAGAAAAGACAAAGTCCGTTTGCAAAGGCCCTGTTGTCCTTGTAGAACAACGGCTGGATTTCTCACGGTGGGTGCCGGAGGGTTTTGGCACGGGCGACTGTGTAATCGTAGCTGACGGCACGCTAACAATAGTTGACATGAAGTACGGGCTTGGAATTCTTGTTTCCGCAGAGAATAATCCTCAGATGATGCTTTACGCTCTCGGTGCTTTGGAACTGTTTGACAGCATCTACGACATCAATACGGTGAGTATGACTATCTTTCAGCCAAGACGGGATAACATCAGCGAACACACTATCTCAAAAGAGGATTTGCTCCGCTGGGCAGACGAAGTTCTTGCTCCGACAGCACTGCTTGCTATCAAGGGCGAGGGTGAGTTTAAAGCGGGCGACCATTGCCGTTTCTGCAAGGCAAAATCCAATTGCCGCAAGCGCGCAGAATTTAATCTTGAACTCACCCACTACGACTTTGAACCTCCTGCCACACTTGACAATATCGAAATCGCCGCTGTTCTCGCAAAAGCGGACGAGCTTGTATCCTGGGTGACAGACGTGAAAGAGTACGCTCTGCGGCAGGCGCTAAGCGGTGTCACTTACGATGGCTTCAAGGTAGTAGAGGGACGTTCCAACCGCAAGTACACAGATGAAAATGCCGTTGTTGATGCGGTCAAAGCAGCTGGATTCGACCCCTACGAACATAATGTTCTTGGTATCACAGCAATGACCGCTCTGCTCGGCAAGAAGAAATTCACCGAACTGCTCGGAGGTCTTATCGAAAAGCCGCAGGGAAAGCCAACCTTAGTTCCAATGTCAGACAAGCGTCCGACAGTAAATACTGCACAAGAAGATTTTATGGAGGTAAAGTAATATGAAGTACACCAATCCCACAAAGGTAATCACAGGACCCAACACAAGATTCAGCTACGCAAACATCTGGGAAGCCAAGTCCATCAACGGCGGCGCTCCGAAGTTCAGCGTCAGCCTTATCATTCCGAAGTCCGACACAAGGACAGTCGAGAAGATCAAGGCGGCAATCGAAGCGGCTTACAAGGAGGGCGAGAGCAAGCTCAAGGGCAACGGTCGCTCTGTTCCCGCGCTTTCCGCTATCAAGAACCCGCTGCGTGACGGCGACACCGAGCGCCCCGATGATGAAGCCTACGCAAACAGCTACTTCATCAATGCAAATTCCGCAACCGCTCCCGGTATCGTGGACGCAAACTGCAATCCCATTCTGGAGCGCAGCGAAGTTTACAGCGGCGTTTACGGCAGAGCGTCAATCTCCTTTTACGCATTCAACTCCAACGGCAATAAGGGAATCGCCTGCGGTCTGAACAATCTTCAGAAGATTCGTGATGGTGAGCCGCTCGGCGGTAGAACTCGCGCTGAGGACGATTTCGCTACTGAGGCAGAAGCTGCCCCCAGTTCCGATGATGATTTTCTGTCTTAAGGAGATACACAATGACGATAAGTGAAAGCATTTTGCTTGCGGTTTGCTTTGGATATGTGGTCGGAGATACACTTTCAAAGCTGATTGTGATTATACCCGATGTGGTCAAAGGCATAAAGCAGCGCAAGTTCAACAACAAGTAAAATGGCAGTCTGATACTGTCGGGTGGGTGGGAAGGCTGTTTATGGAGGTTTACATGGAAATTTCTACTTTTAACAACTCGGAATTCGGAGAAATCCGCACAATTCAGAATAATGGCGAGGCGCTGTTCTGCGGAAAGGATATCGCAGCCGCTTTGGGATATGCAGACCCTAAGAAAGCGATTATTCAGCACTGCAAAGAAAATGGGGTGGCGATTTACCCCCTCATAGACAGCATGGGCAGAGAGCAGCAGGCTAAATTTATTAACGAGGGCAACGTTTACCGGCTCATCGCTCATAGCAAGCTGCCCGGAGCAGAGCGCTTTGAACGCTGGGTTTTCGATGAAGTTCTGCCCTCTATTCGCAAGAACGGAGCATACATGACGGACGATGTTCTGGAACAGGCGCTTACTTCGCCGGATTTCCTTATTGAACTCGCCACCAGACTGAAAGCAGAAAAGGCAAAGAACGCACAGCTTACCGTTTCCAATCAGATAATGCAGCCGAAAGCCGATTACTTCGATATGCTCGTTGGCAGGAACTTGCTCACGGGAATTCGTGACACAGCAAAGGAACTCGGCATAAGACAGAATGATTTTGTGCGTTTCTTACTGGACAAGGGTTATCTCTACCGTTCGAAGAAAGGCAAGCTCAGACCGTATGCTACATACGTTGACAGTGGCTTGTTTGAACTTAAGGAGTTCGTAAACGACAAGACGGGATACACGGATACACAGACGATGATAACCCCCAAGGGCAAGGAAACATTCAGACTGCTGTGCATCTGAGGAATAATAGGGCGGTAGATAAACTTTACCGCCCTTTTTGAGGTGAACTACTATGGAAATAATCAAAACGCTGTCAATTGACCTTGAAACGTTCAGCGATGTTGACCTTTCAAAGTGCGGTGTGTACAAATACGTTGAATCGCCCGCTTTCGAGATACTGCTTTTCGGTGTTTCGGTGAATGGCGGTGATGTCGCGGTGTATGACCTTGCACAAGGTAAAGAAATCCCCGCTGAAATACTCTCGGCACTAACGGACAATTCTGTCACCAAATGGGCATTCAATGCCGCCTTCGAACGTGTATGCCTGTCAAAATATCTCGGTTTACCGTCCGGGGAGTATCTCAATCCGCAGTCGTGGCGGTGCTCGATGATATGGTCGGCGTATATGGGTTTGCCGCTTTCGCTTGCCGGAGCGGGAGCAGTTCTCGGACTGCCGGAACAGAAGTTGAAAGATGGCAAGGAACTCATCAAGTATTTCTGCGTACCGTGCGCTCCTACCAAAGCAAACGGTGGCAGAATGCGAAATCTCCCCGAACACGCTCCTGAAAAATGGGCGCAGTTCAAGGCTTACAACAAGCGCGATGTCGAGGTTGAAATGGCCATTCAGGACAAACTTCGGAAATTCCCCGTGCCCGATTTTGTGTGGGAGGAATATCGCCTTGACCAACAGATTAACGACCGCGGAATCGCTCTCGATATGGAGGTCGTGGATAATGCAATCAGTTTTGACGAGCGGTCAAATGCTCTGCTCTCAGCGAAAATGCAGTCGCTCACTTCTCTTGAAAACCCGAACTCCGTCCAGCAGATGAAACAATGGCTTTCTGAGAACGGACTTGAAACAGACACGCTCGGAAAGAAAGCGGTTTCTGAATTGCTGAAAACCGCTCCACCGCAGCTTGCGGAGGTTCTGGAACTCCGTCAGCAACTTGCGAAATCCTCGGTAAAGAAATATCAAGCGATGAAGAATGCAATCTGCTCGGACGGTCGCGCGCACGGAATGTTTCAGTTTTACGGCGCAAACCGTTCCGGCAGATGGGCGGGTCGGCTGATACAGTTACAGAACCTCCCGCAGAACCATATCCCCGACCTTAAACAGGCTCGTGAGCTTGTGAAAAGCGGCAACTATGAAGCCATAGAACTGCTGTACGATGATATTCCGGACACGCTTTCGCAGCTTATCCGCACGGCATTTGTGCCGAAAGCGGGAATGAAATTTGTAGTTTCCGATTTTTCAGCAATCGAAGCAAGAGTGCTGTCCTGGTTTGCTGGCGAGAAATGGAGGCTTGACGTGTTCAAGTCCGGCGGAGATATCTATTGCGCATCAGCAAGTCAGATGTTTCGTGTACCTGTCGAAAAGCACGGTGTCAATGGACATCTGCGGCAGAAAGGTAAAATTGCAGAACTGGCTCTCGGCTACGGTGGTTCGGTCGGCGCTCTGAAAGCTATGGGCGCATTGGAGATGGGACTTGCCGAAGATGAACTTCAGCCGCTCGTGGATATGTGGAGAAACTCCAACCCGAATATAGTTCGGTTCTGGTGGGAAGTCGACCGCTGCGTGAAGGATACAATACGACAAAGGCTTCGCACAGATACACATGGCATTCAGTTTGAATATCAGAGCGGAATGCTGTTCATCACGCTGCCGAGGGGCAGACGGCTTTCTTATGTTAAATCCCGTATCGGTGAGAATAAGTTCGGCGGCGAGTCTGTCACTTATGAGGGTGTCGGAGGTGCTAAAAAGTGGGAGCGAATCGAAAGCTACGGCCCGAAATTTGTGGAGAATATCGTTCAAGCAATAAGTCGCGATATTCTCTGCTGCGCTATGCAAACGCTCAGCGATTATCGTATTTGCGGTCACGTTCACGATGAACTTATTATCGAATGTCCATTAGATACAAATGTATCTGAAATTTGCGAAAAGATGGGAAGAACTCCACCATGGGCGGAGGGACTGTCACTTCGTGCCGAAGGGTACGAGTGCGTTTTTTACAAGAAAGATTGAGAAAAGTGAACCACTTGTACGGTTTGTTTCCATTTGTTATTGAAAAGACATATTGGCAGTTCTGCCGGTTGTTGAAAATTCAAGAATGGAGGATATGAATGAACGTAATTTCAGAAAAACAGCGTATTTCTAAAGCGAGGTGGTATTATGGCAGATTTTCTTAATCAAGAACGCTACCCAGACCCTACCGCTTATGCCGCGTTTTCAGCTATTGAAAAGCAGATTTGTGAAGCAAGAGCTTTCAGACCCATTGTGTATATATGCTCGCCTTTTTCGGGGGATGTCGAGGAGAATGTAGAAAAAGCAAGACGTTACTGCCGTTTTGCTGTGGATAATGGGTGTATCCCTATTGCCCCTCACTTGTTGTTTCCGCAGTTTCTCGATGACAATGACATGATAGAACGAGAGATGGGTATTCATTTCGGCAATGTCCTTATGAGCCATTGTGCGGAGGTGTGGGTGTTCGGTGAATACATATCTTCGGGAATGAGTGCTGAAATCGACAGAGCAAAAATGAAGGGCTATAAACTGCGTTATTTCAGCAGTGAGCTTAAGTAAAGAGAGGTAGCAACATGAAATTCACGCTATACACATCAAATTGCGCAGGCAGTCTGTCTAACAGCATTTACCCGAATAAGCACATAATAACAGACGAAACCTCTATGAAAGCGGCGGTAGAATTTGACCATGTAACCGCCGAGTATAAAAACAAACATCGCAGCAATTCGGATTTCATATCCGCAGATAATGTCCCGATGGATTGCGACAACGACCACTCGGACGACCCGAACGATTGGGTTACACCGCTTGAGGTCGCTATGGCTTTTCCGGGTGTGGTTTTTATAGTTGTCTATAGCCGTAGCAATATGAAACCGAAAAACGGAAAGTCACCTCGACCGAGGTTTCATGTGTACTTCCCAATTCCGCCGATAACAGATGCTGCTGCATACACTGCGTTAAAAAAGCGCATTGCGGCTGAGTTTCCGTATTTCGACAAGAACGCTCTCGATAGTGCAAGACTGCTTTTCGGTGTTCCCAATCCGCAGGTTGAGGTATTCAACGGTGATATGTCAATCGTGGATTTCCTTGATAATGCGGATTTTGAACAGTGGGATAATGACAGCCGTACCGTACCCGAGGGCAGCCGCAACAGCACGATGTCGCACTATGCTGGGCGGATAATTAAGCGGCTCGGAAATACAGATGAAGCATATCAGCAGTTTCTTAAACAGGCCGAAAAATGCGACCCGCCGCTTGACGATTCGGAGCTTCAGACAATATGGAACAGCGCCGTGAAGTTTGGCAAAAAGGTGTCCAAGCAGGACGGATATATTCCTCCCGAGAAGTATAATTCGGGATTTAATCTGAAACCCGAAGATTACTCGGATATTGGACAGGCTAAAGTCCTCGCCCGTGAGTATGGCGGCGAGCTTGTCTACACGGATGCTACGAACTATATGCGCTATGACGGGGTGCGTTGGGCAGAGTCAAAGCAGCTTGCGGTCGGTGCTTGTGAGGAATTTCTCGACAAACAGCTTGACGAAGCCAAAACTGCTCTGGAAAAGGCGCAGCAGGCTCTCGTTAAATCTGGCATTGACAAGGAAACCGTAATGACAGGCGGCAAAGCTTTGGAAAAGTCAATTGATAAAAAAAGCGAAAAAGCCTTTGCAGAGTATATGATGGCGCTTATGTATAAGTCTTTCGTTATGAAACGCAGGGATATGAAGTATATCACTTCTGCGTTACAGGCGGCAAAACCTATGCTGCTGCGGGATATAAAAGAGTTTGATTCGCAGGAATTTCTGCTTAACACTCCTGCTGCAACATACGATTTGCGGACAGGGACAAGCACGGAACATTCTGCAGATGACCTTATAACCAAAGTGACCGCTGTTTCTCCCGACGATGAGAATATGGATATATGGCTTGACGCGGTGAATAGTTTTTTCTGTGGCGATAACGAACTGATTGACTATGTTCAACAAATAGTCGGTCTTGCGGCAATCGGAAAAGTGTATATGGAGGCTCTTATAATTTCCTACGGCGAAGGTCGCAACGGCAAATCCACATTCTGGAATACAATTGCGAGGGTTCTTGGTTCGTACAGCGGCAGTATATCCGCCGACGCCCTCACGGTAGGCTGTAAGCGAAATGTCAAGCCCGAGATGGCTGAACTTAAGGGAAAGCGGCTTGTTATTGCTGCGGAACTTGAAGAGGGTATGCGGCTGAATACCTCGGTGGTAAAACAGTTGTGTTCGACTGATGAAGTATCTGCAGAAAAGAAATACAAGGATCCGTTCAAATATATCCCTACGCATACGCTTGTTCTGTACACGAATCATCTTCCGAGAGTAGGCGCGAATGACGAGGGTACTTGGCGCAGGCTTATAGTCATTCCCTTTAACGCCAAAATTGAGGGCAAGGCTGACATCAAAAATTATGCGGACTACCTTGTGGAAAAGGCAGGTGGAGCCGTGCTGTCATGGATAATCGAGGGTGCGCAGAAAGTAATCGAATGTAATTTCAAGCTGAGTATTCCGCAGTGCGTAAATGATGCGATAAACCATTACCGCGAGAATAACGACTGGCTTTCGATGTTCATTGAGGACTGCTGCGAGGTAGACCCATCATATACACAGAAGTCGGGCGAGCTTTATCAGGAGTATCGTGCATACTGTGCGAGGACAGGAGAATACACAAGAAGCACCACAGATTTTTATACTGGACTTGATACTGCGGGGTTTGAAAAGCGCAAATTGAAAAACGGCAATTATATCGTCGGAATCCGCATAAAAACAGACTTTCTCGAAGATTAAGGACACAAAAGGTGGAGGTCGTTGGAGGTCTTAGTATAAAACCCCCTTTAGGGCAGTTTTATCGACAAAAAAACACCTTATAGAGAGTTTTTTGAAATGAGTTCCTACGACCTCCACCATTGAAGAAAAAGGAGCAGAAAATGCGTGAAAAACAGATAGAACAGAAGCTGGTGCAGGCAGTCAGGAAAAAAGGCGGTCTGTGTTTGAAATTCGTTTCACCAAATTTTGATGGAATGCCGGACAGACTAATACTTTTCCCACACGGCAAAATTGCCTTTGCGGAACTGAAAGCCCCAGGCAAGAAACCCCGACCGTTACAAATCGCAAGGCACAAAATATTGATGAAATTAGGTTTCCGTGTGTACGTTATTGACAGCGCCGAGCAGATTGGAGTGATGCTTGATGAAATACAATCCCCATGATTATCAGAAATATGCCGCGGATTTCATAATCACTCACCCCATATCCGCGCTTCTGCTTGATATGGGTTTAGGCAAGACGAGCATTACTCTTACGGCGATATACGACCTGCTTTTCGACAGCTTTGAGGTGCATAAAGTCCTTGTTGTTGCCCCGCTTCGTGTGGCGCGTGACACATGGTCGGCTGAAATCGAAAAGTGGGAGCATTTGCGGGAACTGCGATACAGTGTGGCTGTCGGAACGGAACAAGAACGAATTTCAGCACTCCGCACTCCCGCCGACATCTACATCATCAATCGTGAGAATGTACAATGGCTAGTCGAGGAGAGCGGTCTGCCGTTCGATTTCGATATGGCGGTGATTGACGAGTTGTCATCTTTCAAAAACCACCAATCGAAGCGGTTCAAGGCATTTATGAAAGTTCGACCGAAGCTGAAACGGATAGTTGGACTTACGGGAACTCCCGCCAGCAACGGTCTGATGGATTTGTTCGCGGAGTTCAAACTACTGGATATGGGCGAGCGGCTAGGTAGGTTTATCGGGCAGTACCGAAACGCATACTTTCAGCCGGACAAGCGCAACGGAATGGTGATTTACAGCTACAAGCCGTTACCCGATGCAGAGCAGCGGATTTACGACAAAATCTCCGACATCACCATTTCGATGAAAGCAACAGACCATCTCACAATGCCCGAACTCATATCTTCCGAATATACAGTTCAGCTTTCCGACAAGGAACGTGAGAAATACGAACGATTGAAAAAAGATTTCGTTTTGCCGGAGGACAGTGGAGAAATCACCGCCGCAAACGCTGCGTCGCTTTCAAATAAGCTGTCGCAGATGGCAAACGGAGTGGTATATTCAGATGCCGGAGAAACGGTTCACATACACGACCGAAAACTGGACGCATTGGAGGATATAATCGAAAGCATGAACGGCAGACCGCTGCTTGTGGCATACTGGTTCAAGCACGATTTGGAGCGCATCCGAAAACGCTTTGAAATCCGAGAGATAAAGTCAAGCGCGGATATTTCCGACTGGAATAGCGGTAAAATCCCCGTGGCGCTTATTCACCCCGCAAGCGCGGGACACGGATTAAATTTACAGAGCGGCGGTTCAACTCTGGTTTGGTTCGGGCTTACATGGAGCCTTGAACTGTATCAGCAGACGAACGCAAGGCTCTGGCGGCAGGGTCAGACCGCCGACACGGTTGTAATTCAGCACATAGTCGCAAAAGGCACGATTGACGAGCAGATTATGAAAGCTCTCAAAACAAAGGACACGACACAGGCGGCGCTTATCACCGCAGTGAAAGCGGAGGTACATAAATGAATCCATACAAGGAACTGGCAAATGCCATAATCGTACAAGCGGTCAAGGATTATCGTGATGCCGTGGAGCATCTGCGATATACACCGGATGACAAATCGGCGCAGCACGATAAGCGGAGTATAGAGAAATTCTTCCGTTCAAACTGGTTTTCAATTCTCTCGGATTTGAACGGAGAATTGCTTCTGAAAAAGCTCAAAGAGGAGGTTTCGGCATGACAGCAAAGGAATATCTCGGACAGGCATACAGAATAGATCAGCGTATCAACAGCAAGATGGAGCAGATAGCTTCGCTGAACCTGCTTGCGCAGAAAGCAACGACGGTTTTCAACGATATGCCCGGCAACTCCACAAGAAATATCCACCGTATGGAAGATGTTATAATCAAAATCGTAGATATGGAAAGCGAGATAAACGCAGACATTGACAGCCTGGTTGACCTGAAAAAAGAGATCGCCGGAGTTATTCGCGGCGTTTCAAATCTTGAGTATCAGACTTTACTTGAACTGCGGTATCTGTGTTTCAAAACATGGGAGCAGATTGCTGTGCAGATGGGTTACGGCATAGATAACATCTACAAAATGCACCATAAAGCAATGCGAGAGATTGTTGTTCCTGAAACTTTACAGTAAAATCAACTGTTTTACAGTAGCCCCTTTGTGGTATGATATAATCAGCAAAAAAGAAAAGAGATGACCCCCATGCCCAGACGACCACAGCGCCCTTGTTCTTACCCCGGCTGTCCCAACCGTTGTGACGGACAGTACTGCGAGGAACACTCAAAGCAGATGAACCGCCGCTATAACAAATTCGTCCGTCCTGCCGACAGCAACAAGAAATATGGCAGAGCGTGGCGGGAGATACGAAAGCGTTATGCAACGGCCCACCCGCTGTGCGAGATGTGTCTGAAAGAGGGTCGGCTCACTCCTGTCGAAGAGGTACACCACATAGTTCCCGTGTCACACGGCGGCAGTAATGACTTCAGCAACCTGATGTCGCTGTGCCAGTCATGCCACACGAAAATACACCACGACCTCGGTGACCGGTAGGGGCGGTCGAAATCTCTGCGACCTTTACCGCGGACAGCGGCCCGGGGCTTCGTGCGCAAAAATCCGGGTTCAAACGTGGTATTAAACCATAAAACTTTTAGGGCGGTGCGAACCGTCCTTTTTTCTTGTCCTGCGGAGGTGAAAATCATGGCTAAGGACGGCACAAACAGAGGCGGCAGACGGGTACGCGCCGGAGATAAACCCGCTCCTGCCGCAGAGAAAAAGCAGAAAGGACTTCCGGTGAAAATCATAAGCAACGACATACCGGCACTCGATACTGCCGAACTTGAAGCGGTCGACCTGCCGGAGGGCGCTATGCTGAACGGCTCGGATATGCCGAAGCCAAGCGACTATCTGTCGGCTCGGCAGAAGAACGGAGTTCCGCTCGGCGCTGACGATATATACCGAGAAACTTGGCTGTGGCTTAAGCAAAGGAACTGCGAGAACCTCGTAAACAAGCGGCTCATCGAAGCCTATGCGCAGGCATACGCAAGATACATTCAGTGCGAGGAGGCAATCAGCACTTACGGCTTGCTCGGCAAGCACCCGACCACGGGCGGTGTTATTGCTTCGCCATTCGTGCAGATGTCACAGCAGTTTCAGAAGAACGCAAATCTCATCTGGTATGAAATTTACGGAATAGTCAAGGAGAACTGCACCGAACCTGTCGGTGATGATTTGAACGACGCTATGGAACGTTTGCTTCGTTCAAGGAAAGGATAACGCTATGTCAAAGGACACCATCGAATTTTTCAAGGAACTGAAAAGCAACCGACCTAACCTCACGGTACAGCAATACCGAACGATTAAAGGTCAGGCAATTAAGGGCAATGTCATGGACGCCCGAAAGGGTCTGCACAAGGTTCTGAAAAGGAGGAACGTCAGATGAACACGACCAGTGAAATGCAGCTTGTTCCGATAGATAAGCTGATACCATACGTCAACAATGCCCGAACCCACTCGCCGGAACAGCTGAACAAACTGCGTTCCTCATTGCGTGAGTTCGGGTTTATCAATCCGGTTATTATCGACAGGGACTTCAATGTTATCGCCGGTCATGGCAGAATACTTGCCGCAAAGGCCGAGAATATCTCTGAAGTACCCTGTGTATTCGTGGATTATCTAACACCTGCCCAGAAGAAAGCGTACATAATCGCAGACAACCGAATGGCTCTTGATGCGGGCTGGGACGAGGAGGTGCTGAAAGTTGAAATCGAAGCATTGCAGGCTGACGATTTTGACCTCGGTCTGACGGGTTTTGATGAAAAGGAACTCGCTGCGTTCTTTGACGATGATTCCGATACCAAGGACGATGATTTCGATGTTGATGGTGAATTGGAAAAACCTTGCACGACAAAGCCCGGCGACCTCTGGCTGCTCGGAAATCACAGACTTGTCTGTGGCGACAGTACAAAGCAGGAAACCTACGAAATCCTTATGAACGGAAAGCAGGCAAATCTTGTGGTTACCGACCCGCCGTACAATGTGAATTATGAGGGTTCGGCGGGAAAAATCAAGAACGATAACCTCGAAAACGAAAAGTTCTATCAGTTCCTGTTTGACGCTTTCACCTGCATGGAGAAATCAATGGCGAACGACGCAAGCATCTATGTTTTCCACGCAGATACAGAGGGTCTGAACTTCCGCAAGGCTTTTGCTGACGCAGGATTTTATCTCTCCGGAACTTGTATCTGGAAGAAGCAGTCGCTTGTTCTCGGTCGCTCGCCGTATCAATGGCAGCATGAGCCGTGCCTGTTCGGCTGGAAGAAGAACGGCAAGCACCGGTGGTACTCCGACCGCAAGCAGACGACAATATGGGAGTTCGACAAACCGAAGAAGAACGGCGACCACCCCACAATGAAGCCCATTCCGCTTGTTGCGTATCCCATAAAGAATTCAAGCATGAGCAACTGTATCGTTCTCGACCCGTTCGGCGGTTCGGGCAGTACGCTTATCGCCTGTGAGCAGACAAACCGCATTTGCCACACCATTGAGCTTGATGAAAAGTTCTGCGATGTTATCGTGAAACGGTATATTGAGCAGGTCGGCTCTGCGGAGAATGTGTCTGTGGTTCGTGACGAAAAGACGATTGCTTATTCCGAACTGGAGGTCGCCGATGAAGAATGAACTCACGCTCGGCAGCCTTTTTGACGGCAGTGGCGGTTTTCCACTCGGAGGAATGCTTGCTGGCATTACTCCTCTGTGGGCTTCGGAAATCGAACCGTTCGCCGTTCGGGTAACAACGAAAAGACTTCCTCAGATGAAGCATTATGGTGATGTGTCCTCACTGAACGGTGCGGAGCTTCCGCCCGTGGATATAATCACATTCGGCAGTCCGTGCCAGGACATGAGCATTGCCGGAAAACGCAGCGGTCTTGACGGTTCGCGGTCGAGCCTGTTCTATGAGGCGGTTAGAATTATAAAAGAAATGAGGTGCGCTACCAATGGCAAATATCCAAGGTTCTGCGTGTGGGAAAACGTCCCCGGAGCGTTCTCGTCAAATAATGGCGAGGATTTCAGAGCAGTTCTCGAAAGTCTGTGCAGGGTCAAGGACGAAAGCATTTCTGTTCCTAGATGTGAGAAATGGACAAACGCAGGAGAGATACTGGCAGACGGTTTCTCCATTGCCTGGCGAGTGCTTGACGCACAATACTGGGGAGTCCCCCAACGAAGAAAACGCATCTTCCTTGTCACAGATTTTGATAGCGAATGCGCCGGAAAAATACTGCTTGAGTCCGAGGGCTTGTCGGGGTATTCTGCAGAGGGCTTCAAAGCGTGGCAAAGAACTGCCGCCGCTGCTGAAAGCAGCTCTGGAACGGCAGGCGCAGTCTGCTTGAACGACCAGTGTGGAAAGTCCATAGAAATATCGCACGATATAACCGCAACTCTTCGTGCGGAAACACACGGTCACCCGCCATGCGTGATGGAATCCGCAGCAGGGTTCTGCACGGAACACTCGGCAAAAGCGAGAGGTATCGGCTATGAAGATGAAACTTCGCCTACCCTCCGTGCAGGGACTGTTCCTGCGACTGTCTATGAAAATCACTCGCAGGACACTCGCTACACCGAATTGCACGGCGTTGCTCCAACGGTTTCTTCAACCTACGGGACAGGCGGGAATAATCAGCCGTTTGTCGTGGAAGATACTCGCTGTTTTGATGTTCGTTTCACATCTGACGGCACGAAAAACGCACGGCAGAACTGCTATGAAACAGATACATCACGGACGATAGATACGGGCGGTAATTCTCCCGAATCAAACCAAGGCGGCGTGGCAGTCGTAGCCGTCCAGGGTTCAATGATAGGCAGAGCCGATAAAAATGGTCCTCAAGGCAGTGGTGTAAACGAGGATGTTTCATTCACCCTGAATGCAACTGACAGACACGTTGTTGCGTTCTCGCAGGACAGCTATACGAAGTACAGCGAAAACGATAAATGTGGAGCTCTCCGAGCCGCAGGTGGAATGTACGGAGGAGGTTCTGAAACTCTTGTGTACAGCACAAGCAAGAATTCCTACCATACCGAAGCCGAGGAAAACCTTGCAAACACGCTTGTCGCAAGCGATTACAAAGACCCGCCGACCGTGAATTCTCCGGAATACATAGTCCGCAGGCTTACTCCAACGGAGTGCGCCCGTTTGCAGGGATTTCCCGACTGGTGGTGCGCAGATCTCGGAACGGACGAGCCGACAGAGGAAGAACTGCGTTTCTGGAAAGATGTGTTTGAAACTCACCGAAAAATCGTGGGCGGAGCAGTAAAGCCAAAGTCGGAAAAGCAGATTCGCGCATGGCTGAAAAATCCCCACAGCGACTCTGCCGAGTACAAGCTGTGGGGAAATGGTGTTGCTCTGCCGTGTGTTTACTTTGTGCTTTCGGGGATTGCATGGGTCAGTTCTTGCTCGAATTAGCGTTGCCCGGCTCATCGCCAAGCACGATTTTTCCGTGCTTTTCTTCAAACTTTTCTATACACTCACGAATCAGAACGATGATTTGCCCATTTGCGGAACGAGCCTCATAATCGGCAACATAATGCAGTTTGTCGAGCATTTCATCGTCAATTCTGATGGATAAACTCTTGATAGCCATAAAACTCCTCCTGTTTATATCCGATATGTGTTTATTTTAACATCATAATGTGCTATAATGTATGATGTGAGTTCAAAGTGCGTTCATAATGCGTTTATAAGGAGGGCAACATGAAAGTAGCTGTAATTGGTTCAAGAGGGCTGAGCGTGACTGATTTAGGCAGATATCTCCCCGAAAATACCACGGAAATCGTGTCCGGTGGTGCTAAAGGAGTGGATACTTCCGCAAGGGAATATGCTTTGGCACACGGAATAAAGCTGACGGAGTTCCTGCCGGAATACACAAGGTTCGGCAGGAGCGCGCCGCTGAAACGGAATATCACGATAATCGAGTATGCAGACATTGTGCTTGCGTTCTGGGACGGAAAATCCAGAGGAACAAAATTCGTCATTGACAACTGCCGCAAACTCGGCGTGGAAGTCAGAGTTTACATTATAGACTAATAGTTGAGCCGTACATTGTGCATAACGCAGAATGTGCGGCTTTCTGTTAAAACCCGTTGACTTATCCCCCTATTCGAGTAAAATGTGTAGTACCGAAAGGAAATGGAGGTACATACAATGACAATTTACTACAACACGCAGGCCAGAAAACCGCTTGTGAAATCCATCAGCGAGTTCACGGGAGCGGACGCAGTTTACATGAGGACACCGACCTACGCATACCAAATCGACTATTTCACGGTGACCCGCGATGGCAACCTTGAATTTGACGACAGAGCCGACAGCGAGGAAATCGAGAACCTGCTTGAGTTCCTTGCAGAGCGTGGATTCATTGCCGAAGTTGCCGATACAAGCGCCACAGAGCAGCCGGAAACGGCAAGCGAGGAAGTATCCGCAGCCGCCGACAGCGCCGAACACAGCGAAACTGTGGGGCTTACGGTGGAAGTTCCACTTGAGGGTACGGCGGTCGGAAACCTCACCAAGCTGCTCGAAGCAAAAGGCAGACTTATCCGCAGAGCCTTAGCAGTGGACAGCCTGCCGATTGAGGTCACGGACAGCACGGTGAAGTTTCCATGGTTCGCAGACTGCGGCGCTGACGATTGTAAGGCTTATGCGCATTTCATTTCGGCGCTCTGCGAACTTGCCGCTAATGCAAAGCGAGTAACGGCCAAGGAAAAGGAAACAGACAACGACAAGTACGCATTCCGCTGTTTTCTACTGCGGCTTGGTTTCATCGGTTCGGAGTACAAGACCGAGCGGAAGATACTGCTGAGAAATCTCACGGGTTCGTCAGCATTCAAAAACGGAGGTGTTTCAAATGAAATTCCCGAGTAAAGAACGGCTTGCGGAACTCCGAAACGAGTACCCCGTCGGCTGCCGTGTCGAGTTGATTTCAATTGACGACCCACAGGCTCCTCTGAAAGGCGCAAGAGGAACTGTACGAGGGGTTGACGATATTGGAAATCTCCTCGTTCGGTGGGACAACGGTAGCGGCTTAAATGTTGTCCTCGGTGTTGATGAGATTCGGAAAATCGGTGGCTGATATACACAATTCCAGCGAGTGTATTTCGTTCAATATATTGTGGTAAAACCGCTTGCTATATACTGCTTTTAGAGTTAATATGTGTGTACCGCAAGGGAAACAAAGCAAACGGAGGATACAAAAATGAACGAGAAAACCACCAAGCAGATTGAAGAAATGATGAACCAGACCATAGGGGTCGAGGTTGAAATGAATAACATTACAAGAACAAAAGCCGCGGAGCTTGCCGCCGAGTTCTTCGGAACAGGCAGACACGAGCACACCGCAGGCCGCAACGGTTACGATACCTACTCCGCATGGGACGGCGAGGGTCGAGAGTGGAAGTTTCAGAAGGACGTGAGCATT